CTTATACCGCTGCAGAGTTGTTACCCTTTTAGGGATAATAACATCTGGAGGTAACCTTGGTGATAAACCAAGGGCCTCGGGTATATCAGCAACACAATGCCATATAGACTCAAGTCTATAGAACACTGTCTGTCTGAATACGTCGAAAACCTTCTCGTCGAAGGTTTCCTTTAAGCTCTTGATGTAAGATACATCAAGGGCATAAGGTGTGTTACTACCATAAGAATTCTTATGGATAACACGAGTGAGATCAACAAGTGATCCCATCACGTGCTCTTCACACACACGCAGAAACTTATCAGTCTCAATCATCATCTTAGTCAGGTTTGACCCTGGGTAAGACATGTTGAGACCAATAGGTTCCAACAAACCTTTAATTCTATTAAAGATTTGCTTCTGTTGTGCTGTTAATAGCACAATTGACTGTGGGCCCAGATTCTTACAAATGTCAAGAAAATTGTCGTTAGACATTTTTCTCCACTTGTAAGTAGGTAGGACTTGATCCTGAGTTATCACTTTGCCAGCAAATTCACAAAGTGAATTTGAAGACAATGATTTCTGAGGAGACCAAGGACATTTCATAATAGACATAATGTCTGTATATGATTTGAACAATTGGTCATCAAGTATTACGACATCATCACCTAATACAAAGAAATCATGATTATACTCTTTTCCGCTAAGGAAAAGAAGTAATAAACCATGAGTCAATGTAAACATACCAAAACTCGGATATAATCCAAGTGGTTGGCCACGTTGCCATTGAATATCACCAAACTCAGATTTCCATCTAAGTCGGGATATCTCTTCTATTAAGTTAATGTCTATAATATCACCAAAGATAGAACGTAATGTCTCAAGCTGCAACCCTAACGGGAAGTAGTCTGTGGCACCAGTTAGATCTATAGAGTGAACCTGCTTACCTTCTGACAAGGATCTCTGGATCCATGGTATTGCCTTAGACTGATTGAATGTACAATCCCACTCACACTTCTCAACGATGTCATAAATGGCATCGCCAATAGGTTTGAGTGCCAACTGATGAATCCGATAAGGAGATGCGATAGATCGCAACTTCATACCAGGTTCTTGTAGGAAGTGAACTTCACCTCCATACATATGTTTATCAGGATTAACCTTCAACCTTACCAAGGGACCGAGTATGCCGCGGGTTACAGGAGCGTAAAGCTCGTTGTACCTCCACGCAAACTCGTAGTTTTCTCGACCAGTAGCATATTGCATTTCTGCAAGTATGTTATCTGATTGATGAACATGAACTTCAGAATGGAATAAGGGAGCCCACTTATTAGGTGAGCCTCGATATTCAATTAAGGAGTTTGACCCCCTGGTGACTTTGTGAAGCGGAAAATGACGCTTCACAAACTGAGAATAATTGTAATAAAATGATATGTCTAAATTATCATTTACATCACAATTAACGCCATCCATAAACTTCTTAATTTGTAACTTGGTTACAACTTCAGAGGTAAATAGAGAAGCGATGTTGAGTGCTTGCAGACAGGAATTGAATCTCTTGCGAGAAGCCTTTCCTGAACCTGCAAGAAAACACCATCTCATGACGGAGCCAAAGACCCCCCAAGGGAGATGATCCGAGTTCTTTCGAACCCATTTCATCTCACTAGGTAGTCCTGCCTTACGGCGAATGAGATCAAGCTTATAGGATTTTAACCTAGAGC